CTCTGCAATTGCAGCTTTTAATTGCTTTAATTGTGACTTGAGTGAGCCGACTCCATTAAGCGTTAAGTCAATTGATACCTCGTTACTCATATATGCGGATTTCTAATGGTGAATTATTTAGTTTGTCATCTGAATGTGTGTGTGTTTGTGTTCGGCATGTAATCACTACCACATTACCATCAGTATTGATATATGCGGATGCAAGATAATCATGCTCAACATTTCCAATGATTATGAATGTAGTTGTTTTTGAAAATGGAATTAATGGTGTTCCAAGATACTCACCAACTGCGGTGCGAGTCCAAGTGATTTGACCAATTGTGTTGGCGAATTCAATCACTGTTGGAGCTGATGTACCTACTTGAGTAATGTTGGCAATATAAGCACCCGAATTTACCACGATTCCGTTGATTCTAGGAGTTATTATTCCATCGTCATTCAATACGTTGTTATCACCAATTACAAATCCTCTCAAGCCATCTCCAATGATGTTCCCATTTCCTCTGATTAGTACATCATCACCACTCATGTTGGCATTGGATGACATTGATCGTATAGTCATTGCAGTTGATGCAGCATCTACCGATGTGATTGGTGAGGTTGGTGTACCTGGAGCAGTTTGGAATGGTGCTAAATTAATATCAGAATCAATTGATATAAGCTCCACTTTTGTAGGTACATCATTGTTAGCATCGTAATCAATTACCTTGTTAATATTCCACCATGAATTGTCAATTCGAATCTTGTCATTGAGCTTCATGATTTGGATGTCACCCTCTCTCAAGTCAAAATATGCAGTGAGCATTTTCCCCACATTGATTTGGTTGACTGTTCTCCTCCAGTAGTTATTGTATAGGTTGTTTGCAGTTAATGTCTGAGGTGAATAAAAGTAATAATCACAAGTACCATAATTGATATCAAATGTTGGTGTGAGTGCATTGTTGAAATGACCAAGCATTGGATAATTGATGACATTGTACACTCCATTAGTTCCATATTCAATCAAATTGAATGGTCCACATGACTGTTGTCCTCCATCATATAGGATTCGTATGTTGTTTTGTGGAGCTTCACCATCAATGATTGGAACATATGCATTGATTGAATTCAATATCACTGGTGTTGGTGAGAATATCAACTCCTTAGTATCGGTATCCTTCACATATTCTGAGTCGAATGTGTACTCAATTTGCCCATATATCTCATCGGTCATTTGAGTATATACAACATTCGATGAATCAGTATCCGGTTTGTATGTGAGCTTTAATTTCTTGTTTGTAACATCCGGAAGGAATAGGAGATTTTGCTCCCTATCCTTCATTAATTTTGCAGTCCAATTTCTTTCAGCTCCTGAATCATAGAACTCGTCACGATGAGTCAAGATAAGTTTGTTCGGTTGTTCAGCATCGATGTCAACATATAGGTTGTACATCTGAAATATTGACTTGACAAAATCCGATTGCTTAATCTTAAGCGGTACATATTGGTTGATGTCTAGGATTCCACCAATTACTTCCACTGTTGGCGTTGGAAGGATTTGAATTCTAAGTGAATTTACCTTCAACACCAAGTTCACTGGTTGAATGGCGAATGCTCCAATGAATGGCGTTGGCACTTGAGTAGTTCCAATCTCAATGTTAATTGCATTACCAACATTTAATTGAGTAGAGTTAGCAACATTTTGCCCAACAAACATTCCTCCGGTCTTGACTCCTAAACTTAATATCAATCCACTTGGTGGTACAGTTGTAAATTGAGGTAAATATCCAGTAGTAATATTTGATAATTGAGAAACGTATGATCCAATTCTAGCTCTTATTCTTGGTTGATATGTATATATTGCGTTAGCATTTTGAACATCCATTCCGGATAAATTATCCAAAGACAATTCATAATCTACCTCATAATTCACGATATATCCTTGACCTGAAAAAATTGATGTGTCAATTGGAACAGTATAAACTCCCGTTGTTGGATTGAACAATCCTTGGATATCGGTTAGCTCAGTCCATCCGGTAGCATCATCAAAGTTGCCATTTGAATAGGCAGCGGATGTAACATTGAATGGCGTTGTGATTGTAGCTTCAACCAAATAATCCTGAGCATCAAATGTATTGGCATCCCCATTGTATGGGATGAGTAATTTATCAAAGTGTGATGCACTTAATCCATTCCACTCATATGAGAATCCCGCATTTGAAAAGATGCGGTCAAAGTATTGTTTGGCATATATTGCCGGTTTAAATTGACGGACATTGTAAGTGTTGCCACTAGTTGATGAATAAGGGAATACGTACTTAAATCCATCGGTGATTGTATTGTCAAATGATGCAATGATATCTGATGCAGTGAAGATATGATTCAAATCACTGAAGTCCAAATCAGTGAGCTCATTGTTTGTGATTGCGGTATAGAATTCTGATTGAGAATCCTTGACCAATACCTCATATTCCACCTCTTGCTCATAGGCATCAGTCATTTGTGATTTGCGTACATTCACCAACTGAAGCAATGCATCCTCAACGATTGGTATACCATTTTGAAGTACAGTGCATTTTGTAATCGTATTGATATTGAATGTTCCTTCCTGGATATTGACATCGTAGTAATGACCTAGCAAGTTGTTATTATTCTTATTTCCAACCAATGTGATGGTCTTGGAGAATGTCCCATTTCGTTTGCTCAAATCTCTGATATCCCCAACTGAAAAGTTGAGAGGGAATGCAGTACCTTCCTTCACATCGAGATACCCATTCTCAAGTTGTATCCTAACCATTGATGTTGTCTTGATTTGAGAATCTCACATTCACCGATTGACGGATGAGATTCTTATTGCGTTGCTTATATACTTCGTATGAGTTATTGGTCACCATGACCGGTACATATGTAGTTGATTCAGGGATTCGAGATACACATCCCTCTTCCTCGATTCCAAATACTGTTCCTGTTTGGTCGGTGATATATCTTGTTATCTTTAGATAGGTCATTGGTGAGGTCACAAGCTCTTCATAATACTGAGCCATTCCCTCATCCATCCAATTTGAATTTAAATCCATGGACTTGACAACATTAGTATTGAAGTAATGGAATCCAAATTCCTCTACTCCATATGTCCAATGTCCATCAGCTACATATCCTTCGATATTCTTGTTGTACATCTCGCGGTTGACTTCACCTCTTTCATATGCCTTCAGTTGGAATGCAAATGATGACCATGATCCCATGCGGTCAAGGAACAAGATATGATACTCCTCGATGATTGTTCTATTGTCAAGATAGATGCGATACTTCTGAGAGTCCTGAGCTCCTATTGTTGCAGTGCTATTGTACCACACATCATACCATTTTGTGGTTGGCTTAATCAATGGAGCTGTGCCGGATGATAATGTCAATGTGCCTAGGTTATTTGGTCCGACTCCCGTTTGTGTGTATGTCACAGCTGGAGTGATTATCTTTTTGAATGTATCTCCAGCATCATTCTGAAATACAAAATTATGACCATCTCTAGTCCTCCCATTAAACCATATATCTTGACCAAGAGTTGCATGGAATGATTGAGGTTGGTTGGTCACAAATTGCTTGGTGATGCCATTCATTACATAGTCATTCTCATCATATAACATCCAATCCATGTGACGAACTGCACCATTGAATGCTCGGTAATTTGCTAGGTTGATTATGTTGAGAGTTATTATCTTTCGGTTGTCAGCATATCTCACCACTCCATCGATTGTGTTGGATGTGATGGAACTCCATGCAACATTTACTGTAACCGTTGAAGATGTCGCACTGATTACCGTATGCAATCCCTCAAGTAAAGGATTTGCCACACCACCATCAGCTTGTGTGATGACCACCTGGTCACCGGCAACGAATGTGTTTGTCGTTGATATCCTTACATTCCCTGAGTTGTTTGTGAGGTTGGCAGTGTAAATATATTCAGCAACATACTCCTCGCCAATTTTAACACTGTAATCATACTTAGATTGCAATGCTTCAATACTTGCCGTTGATGTCGTGTCTAATGTCCAGGATACTTGACTTTGAATGAGCTTAGATAGATCCTGCTCACCATATCCATCATTGATTCTAGGGATGACTTTGTATTCACCAATCTTGTTCGTTGTGCCTCCCTCAAATACTTGGAATACATATTTGAATCCTGAGTTGTTTTTGTTGGTTGAATCAACGATGAACTTCAAAGGATTGTATGCCGGTGAGAATGTCTGAGGTGATGCAATGAGTGTTTGTGCCATTACTCCCCTTTAAGTGCTTTCAATTCGTTATACATAGCCAAGAGCTCCGCTTCCTTTTGAGCAATCAATTCCTCTTGACTTGGCTCATCTACCTCGATGAACTCAACGCGAACAAGTCCATTGTCGTCGTATATTTCGTTTCTTACTTGTGGCATAATTATAATTTAAGATGCGGTTATATAAACAGCTGGAATGTTGTTTCCATTAAAATTGGGTGACGCACCAAATGGAGAAGGGGCTGATCCAAATGTAGCTACAACAAAATATGAACTATTAATGTTTACACCGTTGCTTTGAATTATTGCTAGTGCGGATGTTTGATAACCAGTAACACCAGCAATACCGTTAAAATGAGTCACAATAAAATAATTTGTTCCAGCTGTGAAAGTGAATGAAGTAGTTGCCGTTTTGATTCCAGTTGTAGAACAATCCAAACTAGCACTTTCATAAAGTTTTGTATTTGGAATTCCATTAAGTTCTGAATAAATCAAAATACGACCACTAATTCCAACACCTAAAGTAATAACATTTATGTATAAATTACTTGTTGTAAATGTTCTAGCTGGAATAAATGGAATAGCAAACATTCTATTATTAATCGTATTAACTGTAATAGTTCCAGAACCATTAACAACAATAGGTATTATTGTTCCCGAAATAATTGGTAGTAATACATGAATTCCTTGCAAACCTCCACCACCATACTGAGGAACATTCAAAGTAGCACCCACTAAAGTAGCGGCTCCACTTGTACCCGTTGTGGTAAGTGTTAACGCATTTTGTTTTCCGTTGAAAGTATTCCAATCACTTGAACTCAATGCACCTGTTGTGCTTGTATTTGCTGTTGCTATACTTATGGCGGGAGTAGCACCACCACTTGATGCAATGGGAGCAGTACCAGTTACTGATGTAACTCCACCACTAATGGTTAAATTTCCACTTCCTAGAACTGAGCTTCCGTTGATTGTTTTAATATTTGTACCGCTTATTAAGGTATCTTGCTTCAATCCAATTGCTGTTGCTTGAGCTGTACTCACTGGCTTATTTGCGTCGCTTGTGTTGTCAACATTTGCCAATCCAACGGCTGTCTTGTCTAATGTTTGAAAAGTTTTGTCACCCCTGAAGTATTGTGATGTCGTTCCGGATGTAATAGATGGCTCAACGGATAATCCACCGCTACCAAGCAATGAAGCTCCGTTTAATGTTTTGATATTCGTACCACTAACAAGTATATCTTGCTTGGTCGCAACATCTGAAGTCAAGGCAATTGTGCCACTAGCATTCGGAAGATAGTGATCGCGAGTCGCGCTTAATCCAGTTATGTATAAATTAGATTGTACAAAACTAGTTTTATGTAATTGTATAAATCCATCCTCAACCACTAACATTGGCAATCCACTACCATTTTGAACATGAAAGTCCCCATCCGTAAAATGGATTGAGCCGTAGTTGTTGTTTACACCATCATATAGGAATACCTCATTGACCAATAAGTCCTCATTCCCTAAGTCAACATTTTGAGTCGCTCCAGTATAGGGAACAAAATCTCCACCCGCAGCTGCATCGATTATCTCTTGACCGGTGATTGACTTGGTCACATATCCTGAGCCATCAAACTCAGATATTTCGAGTAGGTCAGTTGACTCAAGATTAGCTCCCTTAGGAGTGAGTTGTGATATCTTAATGTTGCCCATGTTATGCTAAAACTAATTCTAGACCTGTACCATTTTCAACATGCTTATTCACAAGAATTTCTACTCTAGAGAAAACACCGTCATTTATAGGTGTGATTCTTAATCCATCCGGCAAAATTGTTTCTGGTCCATGATAAAGATAGTCGTAAGTTCTATCATCTAAATTTTCTCCGACATATTCAAAAATTGCAATACCTTCTATTCCAGCACCTCGTACAATGATTTGGTCGAAAGTACCAGTATAGTCACCATTAGATAAAAAATATGTCCCATTGTTTGCGGCTAATTCGCCTAGTAAATTTGTTGCCATGTTGTAGATTGTTTATATATATTAAAAATAATAGCTCTTTTGTTTAGAAGGCGAAATATGAATCATCGGTATAGTGTTCCTTGCGAATGTAGGTTGCAGCATATCTCACCGCATCCATGGCATCATCGAAGAGCTTCACCGGCTCATCGGTAATGAAGTCACCAACCTTCTTCCACTTATAGTTTTCATACTCCTTTTTTATCCTGGAGTCATCCTCACAAAACACTCCGAAGGTCTTGATGTTATCGATTCCTTTCTTCACCACCTTGTTTGCGTTTTGCACATCATATCCTGAGTTGTTCATCTCTGCGATTATCTCCGGTCGTGCGTAGTCGGCAACGATGGTGATGTGCTTCTCAACTCCCAATGACTCACACCGCTCAATGAGGTTGGTCGTGGTGAGATAGCTCTCATATATAACCGGCTCGATGTAGATGTCATCCTCACACCAATACACTCTCACAAGAGCTGTGGGGTGATTGTAACCGAAGTCAAGTCCATACACATAGTTCACGAATCTTGCCGGTCGATGCTTCACGAATGTCCAATTGGAATAAATGTTCGACTTGCTGATTGCCTTCTCTCCCAGTGCGTAGATTTGATACAGTGCTTCATCAGTTCGCTTCAGGTCTTCGATTTGTCTACGGATGGAATCCGGGAGGAATGGATTATCGCGATACGTTGACTTGATGAGGATGCTCTCCTCCTTTGGTAGCTCATACAACCAAGATGCTGATTCACTTGGATTGTAGTCAAATATTAGCTTCCATTCAGTTCTCATGTTGAGCTGAGTGAAGTCATCATAAAACAGCTCATTCGCTTCATTACACCATGCGAGGTCGCGTTTCCTTCCTCGTATCTTTTGCTCGTCATCCACTGAGAAGAATTCCACAATGCTTCCATTTGGGAACGTGTAGATGTGTTCACTCTTATTATGAGCGTTCACATCATATAGATCCATCTCCTTCATTATCTCAAGGAAATCTCGCATGACTGTTGCCCTCAATGCTGGGAATGTTTTTCGGATAATAGAGGTAACCTTCCCCCTATTTTGGAGAGAGTAGACAATTATCATTTGGCAGAGGGAATATGTCTTAGATGACCTACTTCCTCCCTCATTAATTATAAACCGTACATCCTTATCCTGGAGAGCTGAGTAGTTCTTCTCAAAGATAACGGTGCTATTTATCTCCATCCGGCTTGATGATGTTCACCTTGATTTCGTTGATGTCTTTTCCGTTGGTCGTGATGTCCGACTTCTCGGTGAGTCCATGAAGTCGCTGAGTTATGGATGGATTGTATTGGCCCACCATTCCTCCGGTAATATGATCAACCTTGCATTCTTTCCTTATATGTGAGCAGATGGCCTTATATTCGGAATATCTATCTCCGGTATTATCAAAGTAATTGTGAATATCTCCATATTCTTTTTTTGCCCAAACTTCAAATCCATCTACTGAAATAGGAAGTTCCAAAGGGATAGCCACTATCTCTCCGGTCTTATTAGATAAGCTATAAGAATATCTTGGATTATCCTTTACTTTCTTTTTATATATCTCCCAAATCTCCTCAAATTTCTCAGGAGTTTCAATATACTTTTGTTTTGGCATATCAATCATTTTTAAATAACTCACCATGTACTCCCAATTCTTTGATGACATCGGGATTGTTATCATAGTGCTTGAATATATTCAATTCTAATACTTTTTCGACCTTAGCTTTATTACTTCCGGTAGCATATACCCTTGATACTGGTATCTTCAAATCATTAGCAGCTTTGAGCAATCCTGATTTGTTTCCTCTAGCTGAGATGATATACAAAGTAGCTCCTTTATCAATTAAAGATTGAGCAAGTTCTTTGCCTTTCTTTGTACTCAATGTATCATCATAATCAAATGAGATGCGTTTCAAAGCAAATAAGTATCTATCAAGTATCATTCTTCTCCTTTACCTGGTGTTTGTTTTGTTCTACGTTTTCTCTTCGGAATCGGTTTTGCGCTCACTTCTTGCTCTATGCCCTCATATTTGATTGGATTCGGTGCGGTTATTGTTTCTGATTCCTTCTCAAAGATATATCCCATGCCAATAGACACGTAATATCTGAACTTTGATACATCTATATTATCAACAACTACGGTTATGTTTCCGAGTATGGTATTTTTGATAATAGTTTTCCCTTTATATTCGCTCTTGATTTTCATTTTTTATCTTATTTAGATCGTGTTTAATATCTCTAATATAGTAGTGAGCTGATGTCACTGGAATATTGAAGTATTTTGCCATGGCTCTTGCTGTACTGTATCCTTTTTCGTAATATGCTTCAAAAATAATCAGCTTGATTCGGTCTTTGACCTCTCTCTTGTATATCTCGATGCATGATTTCTGATTGTGGTACTTCCGTTCCTCTCGTATTTTATGTTCCAAATCTTCCTCATCATCACAGTCATTCGGGATATCAATCTCATTGGCACTGACTCTCTCCTCCAGTTGACTGATTGATGTTGACCAAATGATTTGTTTCTTGATTGTGTTCAATAAGTAGCTCTTGACCTTATTCTCATCCCTGGTATCGTCGTCGATATCTGCCACATATAGATAACTGTTGTTTATCACCACATCGGCAATCATATTGGCTTTGAATTTAGTGAGGAAATACTCAGTGTAAGTCCTCACCTCATCATAATTCCTTGAGATATATCGGTCAAGTGTTTGCTTCATACCATTCGGTGAATTTTTTGAAGTAAATTTTCCTCACAGTGAGAGAGCAAAAACATTCTCTTGTTTTATTATTAGTATGCTTGTCGTATATCTTATATAACCTACTCAATGTACTCTTAGCATACTTTGACGCATCACTTGACGTGATAATCTCGTTGATGTAATCTATTTCAGCTTGTTCAAACATTCCTCCAATATAAACGCAATGAATGACACAATGGTTGCCTGAATGAATTCACCGGTGATAATCCATGTGGACCAAAAACTCATGCACTTCCAACAACCTAATCCGGCATGGATATAGTTTACCAAGTGATTCGGTTTGATTCTTGCTGCGATGTTATCCCATATCATCTGAATTGGCTCAAATGATACGAGAAACCAACTGATTGCTACTAATGCAATATAAGTCATATTTCTTGCTTTAATTTCTCAATATATAAGGTTGCATCCATCAATTCCTCCTGGAGATGATTCAACCATTGCATCAAAGGTAATGTATTATTTTCTAATGTGGTACCATATTTTTTGATTCCCTCTTCAGAGCGTTCATAATACTTGCTCATGACCTTGGTGAGGATTAGATCCGCTTCGATTGGTTTGGTATCCGGAATGACTTCTATTTCATCAATAGCGAATGCAAGAGTGCGGAAAGCTCCCATATATTTTCTCTTCAATTCATCACTCATGAGTGAATCCATTAGGTCAACCAGTGCAGCTGCATCTCTCATTTCTTTTTCAGTTCTATACATGTCAATTCATTGTTGCGTTTAAATCCCTAAATTTATCCTTATCCACTTCCTCCAGGTATACCTCATCACTATCCATTGTCATCATGATAAGGTAATTTACATCCATTCCATCCAAGACATCCTGAAATCGGTTTATGATCATGTGAGGAGCTTCATTCTTTGTCCCGACATATGCGATGAAGTATCTATCTCTCATAATATTTGAAAAATTTGATGTAGAATTCCTCATTCACTGGATGACCTTTTAAGAATCTCCACAACTGAAGGTAAGTAATTCCCATATCTTCAGCAATATGTGCTAATTTGTACCTTTTCGATACTCGTGACCTCACCTCTCTATCGATGAAGTCACGAATTGTTTCTCCCTCAGAAAGGTGAATCGTCAAAGCTCTCATCCACTACCGGTGTTGATTGAATATTCCATACATCCAAAGTATTATAATACTTCCCATTGTACTCACGACCTCTCAGATTGAATTTCACTGTGATATCGATACCAGGTGAATAGTTGTCGATTAGTTTACATTTGTCCTGAGCCAACTGAAAGATGACATCCTGAGGATACTCCCCATTTGGTACTGTTAGGACAAACATTCTCACTGAGAACTTGTCGCTGATTTGTTTGATTGGCTCAATTACTTTGATTGTGCCTGTAACTTGTAATTCCATATTTGTTTTTATTGTTTATGTTTAAAATGCTCCTTTAAATACCCATGCTGCGAACAATGTTCCAATGGTCATCAGTAATGCGAGTGCAGATAAGAATCCGATAATTGCTAGTGTTTTCTCTTTCATTGTTCTTGTTGTTTAAATGTTAATCCTCATTCTCTGAACTCCACAATTCCTTGAATGTATTAGGAGTTCTATTAATTATTTTGTCAGCAAGAACCATATGTAATAAGTGGTCTATCTTATCAGTTGATGCAATGGTATCATTATCATCAATTGCTTCAAGAAGTTCACCTACTAACATTTGAGCTCCTGCATTCCTATTCCATTTCAACTCAGCAACATTATCTCTTAAAGAGTTGCTCAATCGTGAGCACTTATAACCTGCTTTCATTGCATAAAGATGGTCTTTAATCTCATAGACACCCGTCTTGTCCATAATTTCTTGATAGTCTGTATTCATTTTATTTTGTTTTAAATTGTGCGGTAACAAAGACGCACCCCTATTTTTCTTGTTGTTTAAATGTTTCTTTGTAGTATTTTTCTGCTTCGATTACATAATCATATATAGATTCTGCATTTAATAATGGAGCGTTTACTCTTGCATCAATAATCTGCTCCTTCTCCATTTCTTTGGCTTCTGCTAATTCATTAGAGTATTTACAAACATCTTCTAAAGACATTTTCTCAATTAATTGGTCTACTGCTGTTATCATTGTTCTTGTTGTTTAAATTTATCCGTGTTTTACTTAATTAATATCATTTCTATTTAATTTATGTGGTAAAAATTGCCACTTATCTTTGTTCGTTTTGTTCATCCACTATTTCAAGATTTCCACTAAACACATATCCAGTTGCTTTCAAAAGTCGCTCAAGTATCTCCAACATCTCATCCATTGATACGTCATCATGAGCTACCTCATAGGTAATGGTGTGCTCGTATTGTTCGATTGTTATTCTCATTTCTCTTCCAATTGTTGATAATACTCATTATAAAACTTTGTAGCCAATTCCAATCGAGTGGATATTAACAAATCCTTCTCCTCATCTCTCTCGAATTGAAGTACGGTGATTCTCTTCTCAGGAGCTATATGATCTACTCGGTGTATATCTAAGTTCTCCCATTCGTTCAGTAACTCATTTGATGTTGTCACCATGCAATAGATTAATTCTGCCTTAGGTTTGTCATAAAGCATCATATAAGCTCTCATTTGCCACTCATAAAGAGCGTTGTATGCATCTTCTTTGAATGCTGGGAATGTATCCAATGACCAGGATGTTTTGACATCGATGATTGAATCGTTGGTGATGATATCACATTCTCCGGTCATCCATTCATTCTCGATTCGGATGTCATTCTTGATATAGTTGCTGAATCTTACAGTGTTGAGTAGGTCAATTGAATCCTGCTCTTGTTCTTTGCCTTTGATTATTTGCTTTGTATTTAATTCAGTACGGTATCCGTAGAAGTTTTCCTTGGCAACATCCTTGATGTAACTGATTGCAGTTGCACCGATGTCACCTTTGCCTCTTCCGTTGGTCATTAGCTTACCGATTTGGGATGGATGCCATTTCATAATTCAAGAGCTTTAAGTTGTACCTCAGTCAATGTCCATTTCTCAATCAATTGTTCCTTTGTGTACTTTCCCGCTTGAATGGATGCCACTGCGGATTCAAATCTTGAATTGTCAAGAGCTGGTTTCACCGGATTGACTGCAATCGATGCTGCCTTTCCATCATCATCCACTGCCTGAAGTGAGAGAAGTGATTGCAATGTACCTCTTCGGAAGTAAGTCACTGCACTGAGTACCTTTTGTGGATCAGTAATTATCGGTAAAGTCATAAATGATTCCACCATTTCACCTGAATCAATGTCAATGATGCGA